GTTCCACGGTGCCTGGTTCGACGAGCTCTGCGCATTCGACTACCTTGACGAAGCCTACGACGGTGTGCAGTTCACGTTGCGTCTTAAAGATCCCCGCATCCCCAGAGTCCAGCAAATCATCACCACAACCCCCAAGCCAAAAGAACTAATTGTAGATCTTAACGAGGGAAAAATTGGTGGCGATGTTTATGTGGTCAATGCCTCGTCCTTTGACAACCGAGAAAACCTATCTGAAACCTTCTTCAAGCAGTTAGAAACATACGAAGGCACCGATATGGGGCGCCAGGAGATCTATGGCGAGATCTTGGACCCAGAAGCATCTGGTATTGTCAAACGTAAATGGTTTAAGATGTGGCCAGCTTCTATGCCAACGCCAGAACTTGAGTACGTCATTGTTTCCTATGACCCAGCTACCTCAGAAAAAACAACCAACGACCCAACTGCTTGTACAGCNTGGGGCATTTTTGAAAAACAAGACGCTGGTACTTGTGTTATAATGCTAGATGCTTGGGACCATCACCTTAACTATCCTGAGTTGCGCCGTAAAGTAATTGATGACTACAAAGAGGTTGTGTACGGAGCCGACAATGATTTTGGTAAAGGCAAAAAAGCCGACATGGTTTTGATGGAAGACAAATCCGCTGGTATCTCACTGATCCAAGAACTTCAAGGTTCTGGTATTTATGTGCAAGGTTACAACCCAGGGCGGGCGGATAAAGTCCAGCGTTTGAATATTGTGGCACCCCTAATTGCCAAAGGAAAAATTTATATTCCGGAAGATCCTGTCAAAAAAGGCGAGTTTGCAGACTGGTCTAAGCGCTTCATACGGCAGGTGTGTTCGTTCCCAGTCGCTGGTGGGCATGACGATTATGTTGATTCTCTTAGTCAAGCACTTCGAGTACTTAGAGATTCTGGTTGGGTTAATTTGGACCCGATTCCAGTTAGGGATTATGATTATGCGGACCAAGATCCATCTAAACGTAGTGCAAATCCTTATGCTCAATAATTAGGGCGGAAAATACGTTATTTGTGCATTAGTATAAGTAGGAATACGAAAAGCGCCTGCAGCGCCTGTTTGGACCCTACATCCAATCTAGTTTCCGGCCAATTAAACTTGTAGGGAGTTAAAATGAAAAAACTTAAACGTGGCGACGTACGTGAAGACGGTATGGTATTTTGGGTTAAAAGATCAACTTGCCAAAACGGTGAATATTGGATAACAAAAGATCAATACCTAAGTTTTAATAAAAAAGAACAAGATAGGCACCATAAACAAGTATCTTCCAAAGATGGTCACTTAAGAAAAAATTTAGCAAGTATAAAACGACGGGCTAAATTAAAAAATTTAGATTTTGATTTAGATTTTGATTATTTAATTAAAATTGCTCCAGATTTTTGCCCCATTTTAAATATAAAACTAGGATGGGGTCGTAGAACTAAAGGGATAGCAGAATTTGATAGCCCGTCATTGGACAGAATAAATCCAAAATTAGGATATACAAAAGGAAATGTTGCTTGGATTTCAAATAAAGCAAACATGATAAAAAATGATGCGCAGCCCGAAGAACTTCGAGCTGTAGCAAATTGGATGGAAACTCAATAACCTATGGCCCAACCACAATTACCAATTCAAGCCGGAGCTGCCCTCCCAAGTTTGGACCGCGAGGAAGATGTACAACAAGCTGCGGATCAAGATGAAGATATCGAGCAGCTCGAAGAAGCGCTTGGTTTGGATTCCGATGAAGCCGAACAAGAAGTTATTGAACTTGAAGACGGTTCTGTTGTAATCAACTATCAAGAAAAGAAAAGCCCAAAACAAGACCCCGAGTTCTATGAGAACCTGGCTGAAGTTTTGGATGAAGATGTACTTGCCAACTTGGCAAACGAGTATCTTGACTACATTGATGTAGACAAAGAGGCTCGCAGTGAAAGAGACAAACAGTACGAAGAAGGTCTTCGTCGTACAGGACTAGGTAAGGACGCACCTGGAGGAGCCACGTTTGACGGAGCTTCCAAAGTCGTCCACCCTGTTATGGCAGAAGCCTGCGTTGATTTCGCTGCATCTGCTGCTAAAGAATTACTTCCCCCAGATGGTATTGTTAAATCCAATATCAAGGGCGATGCAGACCGCATCAAAGAAGAAACAGCAAACCGTAAAGTATCATTCCTAAATTGGCAACTTTCTGAGCAGGTACCTGAGTACCGCGACGAAATGGAGCAACTGCTCACCCAACTTCCACTTGGCGGATCGCAGTATCTCAAGTGGCGCTTTGATGACGAACAAAAACGTCCTCTGTGCGAATGGGTTCCAATTGACAACATCATTCTTCCTTACGCTGCAACCAACTTCTACACAGCTCAGCGTGTAGCAGAGCAGCAAGACATTACAGAAGACACATATCAAAAGCGTATTGACGACGGCACATACCGTGATCTAGAAAACTACGACTACACTTCTGATACCCCACTTACAGAGCAGACACGTTCTGAAGTAGCGAACAACAAGATCGAAGGTAAACGTGAGCCTTCCAAAAACATTGATGGATTGCGTCGTGTTTATGAAATTACTTGTTACTTACGCTTAGAAGAAGATCCGTTAACAGAAGGTCGTCGCGCTCCCTACATTTTAACAATTGATGAGTCAAGCGGTGACGTCTTGGCTCTTCGCCGTAACTGGGAAGCTAATGATGAGAAACTCGAAAAACTGGATTGGTATGTTGAGTTCAAATTCATTCCTTGGCGCGGTGCTTATGCTATTGGCCTCCCCCATCTTATTGGTGGCCTCTCTGCTGCTCTTACTGGTTCTCTACGTGCTTTGCTTGATGCTGCTCATATCAACAACAGTCAGACAATGCTTAAACTCAAAACTGGACGAGTTAGTGGCCAGTCTGACAGAATTGAACCAACCCAAGTAATTGAAGTAGAATCTGGCCCCGGCATTACTGACATCCGTCAGATTGCTATGCCAATGCCGTTTAATCCACCTTCGTCAACTCTGTTTGATTTATTAGGCTGGTTAACAAACGCAGCAAAAGGCGTAGTTACAACAGCGGAAGAAAAGATTGGCGAGATTAACTCCAATGCTCCAGTCGGTACAACACAAGCTCTGATTGAACAAGGCGCTAAAGTATTCTCTAGCATCCACGCTCGTTTACATCGCTCACAGGCTAAATCCCTAGCAATTATTTCTCGTCTAAATCACTGGTATTTAGAAGAGATGGACAACGAGTCCGGCTCTGAAGTTAAAGTACGTGACTTTGCTTATAACAACGATGTCCGTCCAGTTTCAGACCCTAACATTTTTTCTGAGACCCAGCGCTTAGCACAGAACCAAGCCCTGTTACAAATGGCTACGTCTGCGCCACCTGGTATGTTTGACATCCGCGCTGTGTATCGCCGTGTGTTAGGCCAGCTCAAGGTGCCTTCAGTAGATGAAGTGTTACCAAACCCATTAGGTGCTAAAGAATCTAACCCAGCTCTTGAGAACGTCTCAATGACTATGGGACGTCCAGCAGCTGCTTATCCAGACCAGGACCATTTAGCCCATATCAAGATTCACTTAGAGTACGCAATGAACCCAGCCTATGGTGGCAACCCCGTAATTGGACCAACATTTGCACCACAAGCCTTGCAGCATATCAAGCAGCACTTGACATTGCACTATCTGCAGTCTGTTCGCGGTTATGTAGCTCAGGCTTCAGACAATGGTAAAGATGTGTTTGATCTGCATCAAGAAAAACCAATGACACAGCAGGCGCAACAAGCTATTGCATTGGCTTCACAGTTGGTAAACGAAGAGTCACAGCAAGATCTTGGACCATACATCCAACAGATCCAACAGTTGTCACAAAAAGTCCAACAGATGCAACAAGCTCAGCAGCAGTCTGCTATGATGGCTGACCCAACAGCTGCAGTAATTCTNAAGACCCAAATGGCTGAGACTCAACGCAAACAGCAAGAAGCTCAAGCTAAGATGCAACTTGACTTACAAAAAGCACAACAAGAGTACCAGATCAAAGTGGCTCAGTTGCAACAGCAAGTTCAAGAGTTGGCAGCTAAGTACACAACCCAATCTAATATCGATAGCCAACGTAATGCTACAGATATTGCAATGGCTAATATCAACAACTCTGCTAAAGAGCGTGTTGCAATGATTAGCGCTGGCGCTGCAATGGACCAGCAACAAGCTAAGTTAGAACATGAGCAAAACATGTCTGCAATGGAAGCTACTATGGCTGCCGAACAAGATATCCGTCAACATGGATTAGAAGTTCAGCAGCAAGCATTCGAGCAGCAAGCCGCCCAGGTTCAAAACAATATTGAGGCACAGAATCAAGCCACAATGGCACAGCAGCAACAAGCACAAGCTGCACAAGCGCATCAACAGAGCTTACAACAAGCCGATCAACAGCATCAACAACAGTTGGCTCAAGCAGACCAGCAGCATCAACAACAGATGCAGCAGATGCAAGAACAACAA